AGGAATCTAACCGTGCCATTGAGGCCACTGTTTACGCGATCAAGGATGCCTACGATTCTGTTGGAGAGTCTATTGCAGATGTAACTGCTGAACTGGCTGGTCTCACAGAGATTGAAGTGTTGCGTCAAATGGAAGATGCCACAGATTTGCTGACTAGTTCTTATCGTAATCTTAGCGTTCAGCTTCTTAATGTTTCAACAAAGTTCGTTGCTCTTGGCGATGAAGGAAGATTCGTTCTTCAGTTCTTGCAGGATTATCGTCAGCAAGTAAATGATGGGACTATTGACACCGAAGAGTTCCGTCGTGTGATAGACACACTGGCTCAAGGAACAGGCGGTATCTTCCAAGACACCTTGGTCGAACTTATTGAATTGTCTCGCAATATTGACACTGCTCGTGAAGGCACTGATCGTCTTGAAGCGGTCCTTGCAGTTCTGGACGGGACCGCGACTGCTGCTCAACGTGCTCTTCTTGGGCTTGGGAATAGTGCTGATACGGCTGCGGGACAGGTTCGTGCTCTTGGAAGTGCTGCTCTCGGGACTATCAATGCTCTGCGAACTCTGCAAGGGTTTATCCCTGAGTTGGCTCGTGCGAACCAAATCCAGGAAAACCTTACCGAAGCCCAGAACGTTTATCGTATTGGTGTTGGTCGCCTAAACGAAAGAATGGCGGCTGGTGTCGGATCAGTGGATGAGTATGCTGCGAGCATGGTAACCCTCGAGGAAACCTACAATCGTGCAGTTTCAGAAATCAATGGAACTGCTGCTGCCCAAAGAGATGCAAACGCCGCCTTCGAAGAGTATGATGCTGAAAGCGCACTTCTCAGAATGGATGATCGTGCTCGTGCCTTGGAACTGGAACGTCGCCGCTTTGAAGAACTGACAACCACTCTTGCGGCTGGTGCGAATTCTACAAATCGCATCGCTCAAGCGACAGCGCAATACAATGAGCGTCTGGTCCAAATCAACGAACAATTCGATAAACTTGCCAACGGTAGTGGAAGTGGAACTAGCGGAGGGGCGGCGCAAACTCTTGAAGAGATCAATGCAGTAATGGAAGCCAAGAAGGAGATCATTGAGAATCTTCTTGGTCCTTTGCAGCAATACACTATCATGATGCAGGCTCTTAATGAGTTGCTCATTGAGGGTGCGATCAATCAAGACCAGTTTGCCCAAAGTGCGAGGATGGCTCGCATTACCTTCCTGGAATCGCAAACCACGATGCAGGCTGGCTTCGAGCGTGGTTTCCTGAAAATCCTGGAAAGCACAGGCGACATCGCAACACAGATGGAAGGCATCGTCACCAAAGCGTTTGATGGTATGTCCTCTGCGATTGCTGACTTGGTGGTTGATGGGGAGGCAGACTTTGGTTCGCTTATCCGTAGCATCAACAAGATGATCGTTCAGCTTGTTATCTCACAAGCATTCCAAGAGTTGTTCGGTGGGGCGAGGGCGGATGGCAATGGCCTGTTCTCAAGCTTCTCCGGCTTCCTAGGAGGCATCGTAGATGGCCTCTTTGGTGTCGGGGGCGGTGGCGGTGGCGCTCCAGGAGCGGCTCGTGGTGGCTCGTTTACGGTCGGGCAGGGGGATGGCTTTGGTGGCTTGAACGGCCATGACAACCGCATGGTTCCCCTGCGTCTCAAGAGTGGGGAACACGTAGAGATCACTCCTCGTGGTCAAGAGCCAGGAGGTAGAAATGGTGGTGGACCCACAGTGATCTTCAACGTGACGACGCCTGATGCTGAATCCTTCAAATCAAGTCAGAGCCAACTCGCTGCTCGTGCTGCTCGCATGATCACTACTGGTCAAAGGAACATGTGATGGCATTCCATGAAGTCCAATTCCCGACAACCGTGAGCCGAGAGTCCAGTGGTGGTCCTCGTCGTATGACGGACATTGTCACCCTGCGTTCTGGATACGAGTTCAGAAACTCTCTTTGGGCGAACTCCCGTCGCACCTATAACGCTGGACTTGGTCTTCGTAACTTGAACGATCTGTATGAGACTATTGAATTCTTTGAAGCCCGTCGTGGTCGTCTTCATGGCTTTCGGTGGAAAGATTGGGCGGACTACAAGTCTGGGGCTCCTACAGACGTGATCACAAATACGGATCAAACCATTGGAACTGGAGATGGATCAAATGCCGTGTTCCAGCTTTCGAAAAGCTATTCGGCCTCAAGCAATCCCTACTCCAGAGTGATTGCAAAGCCTATCGTTTCTTCGCTGACAGTTGCGGTCAACGGAACTTCTAAGACTGGTGGGGGAACAGATTATTCGGTTGATTCAACGACAGGGATAATTACTTTCAACTCACCAGTCGCAAACACTCATCCGGTGACTGCTGGCTTTGAATTTGATGTTCCGGTTCGTTTTGATCAAGATGAAATCATGGTGAATGTGGAACTGTTCAGCGCCGGACAAGTTCCTGATATCAGCATCATGGAGGTTCGTATATGAGTAAGTCAGTCCCACCAGCTCTGCAAACCTTCCTTGATTCTCGTGAAGTTACGATGGTCCATTGCTGGAAAGTCACTCGTAAGGATGGCTTGGTTCAAGGCTTCACAGAGCATGATCTTCCGCTTACGTTCGATGGCCTCACTTATGAGGCTGACAGTGGGTTCACAGCTTCCAAGATTGATTCCACTTTGGGTTTGGCAGTAGACAACCTTGATGTGGAAGGCGCTCTCAGTTCGGATACAATCAACGAAGATGATCTGGCAACTGGTCAATACGATGATGCAGAAGTTGAACTTCATTGGGTGAACTTCCAAGACGTCGCTGAAAGAGTTCTGCTCAACAAGGGATATATCGGTCAGGTGAAACGCGGTGAGTATGCGTTCAATGCAGAACTGCGTTCCCAGAGTTCCCGGCTTCAACAGAGCACTGGTCGCATCTATACGGAGACCTGTGATGCAATCTTCGGTGATAGCAAATGCGGAGTTCTCAAGAGTTCCTTTCAAACGACTGGAACCGTTACCTCTGTGACCCGAAATCGCCGCATGATTGTTTCAGGTCTTGCGAATGACACGAATACCTATTACACGTTCGGTCTGCTGACCTTCACTTCTGGATTGAACAATGGTAACTCCTTTGAAGTGAAGAGTCATGATCCTGGAGTTCTCACTCTTTGGAATTCACCTTCTTTTGATATTGCACCAGCAGACACGTTCTCCGTTGTCGCAGGGTGTGATAAATATCATTCCACGTGTTCTGGAAAATTCAATAACATCACAAGGTTCAGAGGATTCAACTTCATTCCTGGTTCTGACTTCCTTACGAGGTATGCTCGTAGGGATGGTTCCCAGCAAGGCGAGAGTATCTATAACAATGAATGAAAAGGTTGTTGAAATCGCTCGTGACTGGCTTGGCACCCCTTACAGGCATCAGATGAGTGTGAAGGGCTTAGGCTGCGACTGTCTGGGCTTGCTGCGTGGCGTGTGGCGCACCTACTACCAGTCCGATGAGCCTGAGAAAGCCCCAAACTACTCCCCGAGTTGGGGAGACCATAGGGGCGACGACCCACTCATGGGGGTTGCCAAGAAATACTTTGATAGTGTAAGCTGCCTTGAGGTCGGTGACGTTCTTATGTTCCGCATGAGACCGGCAATGGCTGTCAAACACTGTGCGATATTAACTGGTCCTGAAACCATGATACATGCTTATTCAAGGCATAAAGTTCGTGAAGAGGATTTCAGTGACTGGTGGCAGAAGAAACTCGTTGGAAGGTTCAGGTTTCGTTAAATGGCTGCTCTCCTCCTAACATCGGCAGTCGCTGCCTCTAGCCTCACAGGTTTCAGCCTGTATGCCGCCACTCTGGCGGCATCTACTATTGGAAGCTTCATTGATAGTAAGCTGTTCCCGCAGACCTTTGAACAAGAAGGTCCTCGTCTTGAGAACATTACTCTGAGTTCTGCGACTAAGGGCGTTCCAATTAAGAGGCTGTTCGCCACAAGTCGTCTTGGTGGAAACATCATTTGGGTCACCAACTTTCGGGAAGTTAAGAACGTAACAAGCGAAAAGGTCGGCGGCAAGGGCGGCGGTGGAAGCACTGTCGCAACGACAGAGTATGAGTATTCAGTAAGCGTTGCTTTCGCCTTCTGTGAGGGCAATAGCCGTGCCACTCTTGGGCGTGTCTGGGCTGACAGCCGCCTATTGGAAACAAGCGCTCTCACCTTCAGATTTTATCCTGGATCAGAAACGCAAAATCCTGATCCAAAGATCATTGCAACCGAAGGAAATACATACGTCTCTGGTCACAGAGGCGTTGCCTATCTGGTGTTTGAAGACCTTCCACTTGAAGACTTCGGTAATCGTATCCCACAGATCACTGCCGAGGTCAATGTTCCCATTGATGACCCATCCGCGGAAATCATGGAAAATCTCATTGAAAGTGTGAACTTGATCCCTGCAACGGGTGAGCAGGTTTATGCGACC